ATTGAATGATCTTCTTCACATCTTGGAAGTTACCAAACTTGACAAAGTTGGGGTCAACTGCTGGAACTAGATTCTGTTCTACTGGTGGAACTACAGCAGGAGCAGCGAAGGAACTCTCAAGTTTCTGCTTCTTCTCTCTTACTGTAAGATTCCACTTACCTTTTGTGGTCTTGAACTGTGCAAGATACTTTGTCACAGTTTGATATGTCACATCATTCTGAGCACAGTAGGCTTTGATGTGTGCGGCGGTAATTTTGTTTCCGTATAGATCTCTTAGAGATGAGATCAACTGGTCTGGATTCACTTTAGCTTCAAAAGGCATGGTTCATTCTTAAGTATGTATTCATTATAAAAGTAAAAAGTGACACATGCAACCAGCAATGTGCCACTTTGGTAACTGTCTATGCGATGTATTGCATAAACTGTCCTAGAACTTTCTTGTTCATTTTCTTTGCAGACAATGATTTCTTGAAAGCAGCTTTGATCTGTGACTTAGTAGCGTCCTCTTTGACCTCGAAAGAATCATCGGAGTTCAAAGCAGAGGATGATAGTGCGAAGTAAGCATGATACCCACCACCATTTTCAACCATAACAGATTTGGTTTTCTTCCACTGTTGTTGAAGACCAGCAACTTTGTCCTGATCCCAATCACAGTATCTACGAATAAAACTACTGGACTCACGATTGTCTAGGACTCTGATTCCAATAAAGTTTGTGTCAGTAAACTTACCTCTGAGTTGATGTAACAAAGCGGCAGTAAACTCATGATAGTTGTCACCACAGTTGTGAGTCTTACCATTGTTGTCCCTGATGAAAACAGCACCACTGTGAGTAGAACGTGTTCCCATATACTTGTGACCGTCTCTGTCAATGAACTCTTTTGTGAAACTGATTGGATGTGCTTCACCATCTGTAAGAGTGATGCACTGAATCTTCTGAACACCTGTTTTGTTCTTGAACTGTGGGATAAGATAGTTTAAAGATACAAGTGCTTCATTCAAAGGAGTTCCAGATAGACTCATTCCATGAGGAGCTTGATAGTAGTAGTTGTTGTTCCAACGACCTTTACTATCCATAACTGATGCTGTTCTCCAAATGTTCAACATGTGATGCTCTAGATCTTTTTTCTTGACATCACTTGATAGGAACTCCATCATTGCGAATGTGTTTTCTACAATGAGTTGGCCATCCTTGATTTCGTGATGTTCAAAAGGTAGATTGTAGTGGCTTCTGTAATAATCTTCTACTGATTGATTATTGTTGTTGTAACGATTCCACTCATTTGTGAAAGCAAATACTTGGAAAGGAATCTGAACTTTCTTACAGAACCAGATCAAGTTGTACAACTGTTTGATTGTGTCCATAAGAACTGTACTCATAGACCCAGACCAATCTAGAACAAAGATGAGTCCATGATTCTTGCCATCAGGTAGAGTAGTAATCTTTTTGAACAGATCTTCATTGTACTTGTATGAATGAAGTTTTGTGCAATCAAGAACACCTGTCTTTGATACTGTAGCACGAGCGTATGCGTCAGCGGACTTACGACACTCAAACTCTTTTA